TTTAAGTTTGAAGAAGAAGAAATAGTAATTGAGATAATTGAAGATGTAATTATAGAGATAGTAGAAGATGAGATAGTAGAAGATGAGTTGGTCAAAGAAGTATTTACAGATGAGTCCGAAGCAGAGGCAGAAGTTCAAGAGCAAGATACACCTGTTAAAGAAGAAGAAGTAGAACTTACAGAAGAAGAAGTAAAGATAGAGGTAGCAGAGCTTGAAGAAGTTATAGAAGAAATTGTTGTTATAGACATTCCTAAAGCAACAGAAGAAGAACTTGAAGAATTTACAGAGGAAGAACTTATTGAATATGAAGAAGCAAAGGAAGAAGCCATTGAAGAATTTGTTGAAGAACTTGAGACCGAAGAAGTTGTGGAGATACTTGAAGAAGTTAATGATGTCGGACTGGACAATATTGCAGAAGTTAGCCAAGAGGTTATTGAAGTTGTAGCACAAGTCGTAGAAGAAGTTATAACGATTGCACAAGAAGAAGAACTAACTCAAGAACAAACAGAAGTTGTTGCAGAGGTTTTAGGTTTTACAGAAACTAAAGATGTAGAGATAATAGCAGAAGCAGTTAAGACTGATGAGAATGTAGCACAAGCAGTAGATGAGTTTGTAGAGAGAGCCGTAGAGTTTGCTAAGACTGATTCAGACCAAGAGTTTACACTTGCTGACGCTACCACAGAAATTGCCTTTGAGTCGTTCATAGAGTCGCCTGTTAGTGTTATTATAGATATAGATTTAGACGCAATAAATTTAAACAATATCGCAAATGATATGACGACTGACCAAAAAGAAAAAGCACAAGAAGTGATTGTGCCAACAATATTAGTCAGGATTGTATCGTTTGCTATGAGGAGATTTGATTGATAAATAAATTGTGGTCTTGGTTGATACAAGCAGTAAAAGAAACATTGAACTTGTCTTGGACTTTAAGTGGGTTAGTAATTGCAACACTTACTTTAACTGGGCAGGCTCAACAGATAACTGCAATAGCTACGTTAATAACGTTGGCTATATGGTTACTAACAATAGGATTTAGAAAATAATGTGTATGACTACTCAGAATGACAAAGGTACTTATGTGACTATTTGTAATTGTAAGTATGGACACGCTTTTTGCGAGGATAATAATGAGTAGTAACGGATATACAAACAAAGAAATGCTTGAACTTATATTAAAAAATCAAGATAGATTGCACGATAGAATTGACGACATAGAAGATAAGATAAATACTAAAATCTCAAGACAAGAACTTTTTGCTACATCAACTCTTATATTGCTTATAGTTGGTGCGTTTACACAAATGTAATAAATCTTCTTTTTGACTTGCATACTTTATAATCTTTGATTATTATTCATAGTATGAATGAAACAAAAAAAATAAACTTCAATAACGCAGACGGTAGTTTTAATAAAGATTTATGGTTAGACTTTATGAATACTGCAATACAATCTATTCCATATATTAATTCTTGGAAAGCTAATACTGTTGGACTCGTTAATCAACATTCTAAAGGTATTGATTGGAGTCCTAGTAGTTGTAAGTCTTTAGAGACAAATAATTTTGCACCATACTGCAACAGGAATCATCAATTTCAAGTTTTTGACAAAACTAGAGGTTGGGTCAATACACATGAGTTACCTAGTGATGTTGTTACTAACAATGAAAAATTAACTGAAAATGTTTTATATTTAATTAATCCTAATGATTGGCAAAAAGGTGCAAAGGTTTGTGTAATCTATCCTGATAAAACTTGGAGATATTTAGGCTTTTGGGAGTATGCACAATATGGTCTTAAAAAATATATTCCTGCTAAAATTCAAAAACAACTTATTGAATTAGGTGTTCTTTAATCAAAAAGACCCTTGAAGCTATTGCTAGTATCAAAGGTCTTTTTTTATATATTAATCACAAATTACAAAATTTACGATTAAACTTATTCCTATGAAAGTAAAAGGAACAAGTTGTATGTTTTGTGGAAATCAGCTTACCACAAATCGTGGTACTTTGTTATGTGATAACAAAATATGTATTCGCAACCATAAGAAACATACTGACTTACAGAGGACATCTTAACTTAACAAGTAAGGAGTAGTAATGCCTTCTTTAATTATCGAAGGTGTAATCTCTTGTCTCTTGGTTATGCCACCAAGTGTGGATAACTTAGAGCAGTTTATTGATTGCAGGGAACAATATAATAAAGTAGAAGTAGTCCAAGAGTGGATTCCTCTATTACAAACATACTTCAAAGAAGAAGATGTTTTGCAAGCTAGCTTAATGGTATTCTGCGAATCAACTGGCAGACCAAGAAGTTATAATAACAATACTAATGGCACGCAAGATATTGGTCTCTTTGCTATGAATGACGCGACTTGGTCGTGGCTACAAGATAAATTAAAGTTTACTGGAGATAGACGAGACCCAGTATTAAACACAAGGATTGCTAGTTGGCTTTTCTATAATGACGGAAGGGGGAAACATTGGTACAGTTCAGAACATTGTTGGGACTATGATTTTTGACGAAGTAATATTAGACGATTTAGATGAGGAGTTAAATGATACAAACTTACAATTTTGCAGAACAAGACAAGGTTGGAAAAATGGGAGAGCAGTTAATACTGAAACACTACAACACCATTACAGACGAAACAGGAAACAAATATCACGCTAGACCTACACGAATGGAAGAACAATTACAAGGTGCAGATATTTGGGTGTTCAACCAAGAACTAAAAGACAACTTTATAGAAGTCAAAACAGATACACAAATACAAGATACAAACAACGTGGCATTGGAATACCTTATTGAGCAAGAAAATGGAGAGTTGCAAATAGGTTGTCAGATGAAAACGTTTGCAGACTTTATGATGTATTGGACATATCCAACAAACTTTGTCAGGTTTTGGAGACCAAGAGTATTACAACCTTACTTATTAACTTGGATTAAAGAAGATAAGTATAGAACTATAAAAGTAATTAATGAGAATGCTCAGGGTAAGAAGTGGTTTGCTCATTGTTTACTTGTTCCAGTATCAGAGTTTGATAAACTTAGCTTTGTAAAAAACTTTTTAGTAAGTATGGACATAGTAGAGAGTGTATTAAGTGAGTGATATAGAGTGGCAACCTGATGAAACATTCTCTGACTACAAGAGAAGGAAGCACGCAGGGTTACAAGGTATGGGACAAAAGACTGTTAAGAACAGAGAAGGTTGGTCAGACAATCAAAAGCGTGGGCTAACTAATAAGAATAAAGGTCGCAGGAAACAAAACCTTGCAAGGAAGAAGCTCAACATACCTGACACAAAGTTCAGAAGCCAAATGGGTAACGAGGAATCTTGGAAGGGCGAAGTCAGAGTAGAAGTTAAAGCAGGGAAACAAGTACAAACCTTATGGACAAAGTATCTAAAAGCTAAAGAACAATCAGATACAAACACAAGCATAGGAGATACAAGACCATTCCTGTTTGTTGCTATGCCTGACGGTACATCTAATGGCTTGGTTGTTATGGAGTTAGACAAGCTAGAGGAGATTGTGTTTGCCTTGATAGAGACTTGGGATAGTCAATAAGCTGACTTGGTTTCACGTGAAACAACTATAAAATATTAAACAGTTTTATAAGTGTATTCGTAAGTGTCTCCAACTTTATAATCTTTAAATGATATAAGAACTATATATTTTTTTCCTATTTGTTTAGGTTGTTCCATAGCACCAAATTTTAAATGTAAAGGACTATCATATTTTAGAAATCCTGCTTTAACCATACATTTAAAACAAGTAACACCTTTATCAGTATCTAAAGAACTAGCACCTTCTTTGTTGCGAGTTTTAAACTTTGTCCCACAAATTGTTTCGACATAAAATGGGTGGTAGTCTTTTTCAAAACTTACATTATTAAGGATATGTTCTTTACCCTGCATATCATAATGATAAGAGTCTCCATACCAATTTCGGTCTCTAGCTTTTAAAGTTCTGTAATTTAGTTCATTCATCTTTTTCTCCCTATATTTACCTTCTGTCTGAACTTTTTGATAATTTCCGTTTTGCATAATTATTTTTTATACATCAGATGTATATTTACGCCTAAGTCTCGCCTAAGTCAAATATGTATTAGTCCCAAACAAATCCTAATTAAATACCCTAATATGTCCTAGTCATAATCTATAATTGAAGTAGTTAAAAGACAGGACGCAAATGACACTTAAAGATTATCTTGAGTCTTATACAAGAGAGCCAATTAAAAAAGGCTACTTTTATGGGACTGAAAAAAGGACTGAACAATGGGAAGAAGTCCTTAGTGCCTTACACAAAGGCTATCTTGAAACAACTCCACTTGTTGATTACTTAATTGACGAATGTGGTTGGACAGGAATCGCACCCAAGACAATAAGGAATCGCATTAATGAAGAAAAAATCAGAATCCGTAAAGCTAAATCAGTTTCTTGAACTCTATCAAGACAAAGAATCTAATAAGAAATTAGCAAAACAAAAATATCCGATTGGTTGGCAACCACACGCAGAGTACGACCCTAAATCTAACAAAGGTACACTAGTCTCTCGTGGTACACAAGAGCAAGAGCCTGAGTTTGCCACGCTACTACTTGAGTGGGGATTTGACCCTAATGAATATGAGATAGTAGGAAATTTGCAAGTCAGAACTTGGGATATGAATATGGGTGGTGGCGAAACCCAACAGGCTTGGTACTACAAAGCAGACATAAGAAAAAAGATACCTAGCTTAGATACAGACTATGGTCAGCTTCTTAAAGAGATTAAATCTTATAAGCCAAAGACTGCACCAGTTAAAAAAGGTAACACGGCATTTATGTACTATGTTGCAGATTGGCAAATGGGTAAGAGAGACGGAGAAGGTAGCGAAGGTATTGTCTCTAAAGTTCTTGACTCACTTACAACTGCTAATGCAAGACTTAAAGAATTGCAAAAGACTGGTCACAAGATTGACGAAGTGTATGTCATTGGTCTTGGAGATATTGTAGAGAACTGTAACTTATCAGGTTGGTACTCAAGCCAAGTTTGGAATACAGATATGCACTTACGAGACCAAATAACAGTTGCAAGAAGATTGCTTTGGAAGATAGTGAAGAACTTTGCTGACCAAAACTACACAGTCATTCTCTCAGGAGTAACTTCTAATCACGGTCAGAACAGAAGTGGTAAACAATCTTTAACAACAGAAGAACTGGATAACCTTGACTTGCAGATACTAGAACAGGTTGGAGACTTAGCGTATGAATCTAGTTACAAGAATATAAAAGTTGTTGTACCTGATTCTCCACACTTACTCTTAGATGTTAAAGGTTATGCTATGGGTTTCACTCACGGACATCTTACGGCAGGTGGTGGAACGCCTGCAAAGAAGATAGAGAACTGGTGGAAGGGTCAGATGTTTGGATTAAATGAAGCAGGAGACAACCCAGTTGGTGTTGCTCGAATGATTGTACACGGTCACTATCATCACTTTACTGCCGTTCAGCAAGGTGGAAGAACAATTATGGGAGTACCTGCTATGAGTCCTTCTGATGATTTCCAAACAAGAACAGGTTACTCAACATCAATGGGTGTAGTAACTATGACTGTAACTAAAGACGGTTGGGATAATCTAAAAATATTATAATAAAAGATTGCATATAATTAATCTGAGATTAAGATATATATATTAATAAAACGGAGTTGATATGACAGATGAAATAACACTTAGAGGATTTGTACAAGGACGAGTAGATATTGTCGTTGAGCAAAGTTATGGTAGGCAATACAAAGCAAGTGGTTGGATAAACCTTGAGCCTGTATTGAGCTATCAGAGACCTATTGATGTGCTTAAAGCAGTCACTAACTTAAACAAAGAAAAGTTCCAACAGTTTAAGTTTGTAATAACACAAGGAACGTATGACACAATAAAGAACGGAGAAGAAGAATGATGAATGAATTAGACTTTTATTGGTTACTAATGTGGACGCTTGGTATTCTTGCAGGCATAGGAATTATTCTTATGATTGTAGAAGAAGTATCATTAAAGTATTTTCCACACTTACATAAGAGCGAAGCTAGTCTTAGTGAAGCTCTTGATGAGTTGTATGA